CTTCTACACAAACATGTCTGAGTCTATGTCCTTTCTTGTTTGGATGTTTAATATCAAACCCTTTCCATCCCTGCACGTTAATCGTACTTCCTGTCCACGAACAACTAGATCCTGTACATCTTAAGAGTGGACTATCTCGAAGAGTTCCACCTGTAATATTAACGTTACCTATAAAGAAATTCTCTGGCGCAGTTATACGATTCAAACCAGCTGCGTTTATTTCAAGTCCAATTGCTGTAGAAGTAATTTGTATTCCCTTGACGGGATGTGTCACATTAATAGCAGCTAGTGCAACAGGGCCTGATGTAGTGACTGATGGGCCTACATCCAAAACTCCCTTTGGTATAGGTGAAAGTGGTGCAACACCTATCTGAACTGGGCCATTTAATATAGATAATCCACCGAGTGGTGATGATTCATAAGGCAATTTCATAGAAGGTGATGGAGCAACCGATGCTTCTCCCCCTACAGTTAGTCTATTACCAATACTAACATAAACATTGGCCATCCTAAGTACCCCTCTTCATTTCTAAAAGTTTTTTTAATTCTTGATATGTTTCAAGTTGTTTTGAAGCACCAAAATCAGATTGAGAAACCAGATGAAGAGTGCCTGCAATAATTCCACCAAAACATTTAGCTTGTATACTAAATTTATCCATTGCCATAATACTTAAACTCTCACAATCAATTCTAACATCATCCGCATCCATTCTAATTGCCTTATTTGCTTCAATTCTAATATCACCATCATTTGTTTCACGAGGGCCTTTTGCTTTTAATATTATATTATCAGCCTTTACAATAAAATCACCCTCAACAACGTCAAACATTACATCACCGTTTTGACAATGAACTAATTTAGCTGGTAAAAATGCTTCTTGTGCATTTTCTCTAGGTCTTTCTATATTTTGACCCAAATATTCGGCAGAAGTTCCAGTAGCGGTGATAATATGATTTTCTACTTTACCTTTTTTATAAAAACCATTACTTGATCCATGATTTGTTAAAACTCGATAAGATATAGTTCCACTTTCATTGTTTTGTCCTGCCTCAACTCTAAAGTGCCTTTTAGAATCTATATCATAATCAGCTGAAAAATTACCTTTTTTATTTGTATTAATATTTGAATCAGTCATTATGCACCTATTACGTTTCTAGATAATGGTTTATCAATACAATTGATAACTTCAATAATTTTTGTGGGATCAAGTTTTTGTGAAACTTCACTTACATTAGTAAATTTAAGAACAACTTGAAGATTTGCACCAATACCAGTATCACTATTTACAATTATATTTGGTATGGATGTAAATCCAACACCACTATCTACAACTTCCACACTTACAACACGGCCCCCAAGGATTACTGGTTTTAAAACAACTCCGTCTAAATCTATTGTATCTCCATCGTTGTATCCAAAACCAGCGTTATTTACAATAATATTGTCAATTTGCCCTGTAACTGATTGATTATCTGAATTTGATAATTCACTTACAACATCATTTGAGATGATACCACTAGGAGTTATTACTCTTCCAAACGTATTATTATAATTATAGCCAGGATAATCCATAATTACAAAATCAATACCACCATCATCTCCAACTACAGCAGTACCAGCTGCACCTTGTCCATCTCCACAAGAGTCACGGAATGTCACATATGGTGGATTTTCTTTTGTATATCCTAATCCACGATTAACCATATCAACTCCAATTATTTGACCTATCTCATTAACAACTGCATTACCAAGTCCACCTAAGCCAGGGGTTCCTCCAAAAAATTCTACAATTGGAGGCCCACATCTTAATACATTTGAATCACATCCACCCGCTGCAGCTGCTATTGAATCTGGATCGGGGTTTGGATCATCAAAAAGACCTGATAAAAATTCTGAATTATCAATCGCTGAAGAAATTCCCGAACTTACAGTGGATGTGGCTCGTAAAAGATTATTAACTTTAGTTTTTTGACCTTGCCCAGGCCCAATATTAATATTAAAACTGCTAGGAGGTGGACACTTAAAGTCATTACATTGCATTAACTTGGTTAAAATACCAACTCCACCTAAAGCTGTGTTGATTAATGAATTAACAGCACCAAGAGCTCCACCAAGAGTTGATGTTAAACTTGTTAAAATTGGAGAAATTGTATTTGTAATACTATTCACCACATCATTCATCATAGTTCCGATAAACTGTTCTGCAGCACATATCGGTGCATTAACAATTTTACCAACCAATTCTTTAAGAAACTTTGTTATAGTCTTAGTTAGTCCACCCAATATATTCTCAAAAAGACAGTAAATAGAATCTGATACATTTTTAATACCTTCAGAAAATGGTAATTTTAATTCAGAAATAACTTTACTGTTAGTAAATTGTTTTATTTTCTTCTCGATTGCAGAAAATATCTCACTTCTAATTTTTCTCGTTAATCCTGTCATCACACCACTTATCAGTCGTGCGATTGTGTTAATTTCTTTTTCAAGATTAATTATTAAACCAGTGGCGGCGTCAACATAAAATTCATTATAAGCCTCAATATTTAATAATAACTTGGTAAATTTGTCTAAAGCTCCTGCAATTGAGAATGTAGAATCAGAACCGTCACATGTTGGTCTCTCTGATGTTTTATCTTTTAAGTTATTTGCTATAAGAGCTGCATTTGTTAAGGTATCCAGTTGTGATCCCTCATTAACACTTTGATATGTGTTACTAGCTGCTGCTAGCAATCTACCACTAATTGGATGTTGTTTAAAATTATTTTTTGTGAATAATCCAGATATTGGTGTGTTACTTGCTAATAAAACACCATCATTATTACCACTGTTTGAAACTTCCAACGGTGGTTTATTATGTTGTATCCATTCCTCACTACCATCTTTTAGAAGGGGCGTTTGATCCTTTCGAGCATGTTTATGATTGTAAAAAACAGCAGTTATTACTGGTTTTTGTTCGTCTGTTCCATCAATCCAAAAACCAAGAACACTTTCACCACCCTCAAGGTAGTGAGTATGATATTTTTGACCATACCCACTAGACAACATGGGTGTAGCTGCTATGTGAGCCCAAGGTAAATCTTCCTCTGCAAGTCTGTCGTGATAACCAACGACTCTGACTTTGACACGATTGTAATAAACCTCAGATTCTCCCAGATAATCTTTCCGACCATCATCGACATCATTACTAAGTAATGCGGAATCTGCCCAAACGCTTCTATCAGCGACTTGGCCTATCCACCATTTAAGGCCATCCGAACCAAACGTATTTGAACCTTCTAAAATGTTATCCATTAGTCATCATATACTAAACACTCAGGCTCATCTGGATGTAAATCACAGAATAACTCAAGTGCATTTGGATCATGGTGATCTCCTGCTTCTATTTCATCCTTATGATGTTCTGCATAAACTTCAAGTTCATGAAGTTCTTCTTTGTAATGTCTTCTTGCAGCAGCTGAAATAGTAGCATCTTCGATAAGGTGCTTGTCCTTATCAATGTGGTCTTCAATAGTTTTCATGTTTCCTCCTGTAGTTATAGCTATTTAAGCAGTATAGGCATTAGTTAGTGGATCAAAACCCGTAGAGAGTGGTGCTGATGGTTCTGATGAACCATTACTATCTATCTTCTCACCTTGAGAGTCTCTCACTAATCTTAGGTCTGTAGTACATTGTACACCATTTCTGTTAAATTGCACAACATGTTTGAGATCCTTGATAAGATACAAACCTGACGTATGTTCATCAACGCCCTGTAGACTCTTAATTGTTTCTATTGATATTATATCACCACATTCTAAATTAATATTCAGAGGCACGGTCACTCTTACTGTATTTGATAATAAAGATTGATACCTCCTTTTTGATTGTGTGATTACTTTTGTTGGATCAAATTCACCATCAATAAAAATAGCTGTTTTGGAATCTTTTCTCATTGTGGAATCAACCATAACAACCACAGATGGTTTAGAGGGATTTTCTCTAATATCATAATTCAAACAGTCTCTTTCTCCATCTCCCAGTTTAGATTGACTTTTTTCCAATTCAGCTTCACTTAATGGAGCCTCGTCATCTAAATTAGAGTCATATAACATATGAAGATTTACGTATCTCCTTCTCTCCCCATATCTACCAGAACTCATATCTTGAATCAGATTTTGATTTTGTTGAGCGACTACACTGTAAAGATAAAAATTTTCATTCTCACGTTCAGGATCTACAATCTCACTCTGAATATATTTTAAATTTTTCTTATTTCCTTCAGATATGATAGTGTCAATACTTTTAAATTTATATCCTGTATAGGTTTGCCAGAAAAGAAATCCAACTCTTTGAGTTCCAGAACCATCCTCACTCATTGTTTTTGATATGGCACGACGAGCTAACCAATAAATCGATCTGTAAGGAGTCCAGTAGTTTCCATAAAAACCATCTGAATTTGCGGTTTCTTCAATGTCTAGATTATCTGTTTGTTTAATATTATTTTTTAGAATATTTGTTACATGAGTGCTTGCATTTACTTTTGGATCATATCTTTGATATAATCTTTCCTTTTGATTATTGATGACATCTATTGGTTCTAGTCTAAGAGTAAAGATATTACTTGTAGATGTTACGTCATCTAGAATCATGTGAGTCACGACTAAATCTTCAAATTCAAATTTACCACTATCAAATACCATTTCGATATCAGCTCTTTCTGTGCCACGAAGTTCAAGATCAGAAAAAATACCCTTTATAGTAACGCATTGCACTTCGATATAAAATGAAGGTGAAAAAATACTTTCATTATAATCAATATGTGTGATAGATATGATTTCATCACCAAGTCTTGCAGATGGAGTTTCCTCACAAGCTTTCGTGATATCTAATTTTTGTAACTGAAAGTTTTTAAGAAAAGACATTTTTATCCAAATATTGGTACAGCGGCATCATTATCTAAAAGAACAACAAGAGTATCATTACCAGTATCTATACGTAAACTAGTGAGGTCTTTATCACCTCCACTTCCAGTAGGTTGAAAATCATCAAATATATTAAAATTAAAAATTCTCTTCATTTTATTTACCAATTCATCATTTGTAGTTGGTTTATTCTCATCGGCGTTTTGAAATATATTTCCAACAGTTTCATTATTAATAAAATCAAAATTATTTAAAGTTTTTAAATCTCTAAGGACTGCATCAAGA